TAAATGCGATAGACATCGTACAAGATCCATCTGCTCCTGGAGCTTTCGTTAATGGGATAATGGAAGGTGTAGAATGGGTTTGGAATAACGGGATCATAGAGCAAAAGGCAATTGAACAAATGGAGACAGAAATTAAAAATGCTCCACGATCAAATAGGTATGTTACCGAAGTTCGTGAGTTTAAGAATTTCCTCTCGTTACTAAAACAATAAACATTTAGCAAAAAGGGAGTCATAATAATGACTGATAACGAAAATATCGAACTCGAAGACTCTCCAGAGGAAGAAATTCAGGAAGCCTCTATGGATAAAGATCCAGAAGCTGCATCTATTAAATCTGTAAAAGATGCTGAGAAAAAAGGTGCTACGGCGCCTAAGAGATCAGCAGCAGGTGGTGCAAGTGATAACACTACTCAGGATCCAATGCCAAAGACTAAAGGTGGTATGTTAAATGCGATGTATTTAAAGGCAAGTAAGATGAATAAAGCCGATCTTACGAAGGCTTATACTGCAATGCATGGAACAAATGAGTCTGTAGAAGAAGAAGATTTTGCAGATGCTGATGATATTGAAATCCAAAATAATGATTTCTCTCAAGATATCGATGCGTTAGTAGAATCTGAAGCTACACTTTCTGCAGAATTCAAGACCAAGGCAGCTACTATCTTTGAAGCAGCACTGAAAAGTAAACTCTCTGAAGAAATCGATTTGATCGAAGAACAATACAAAACTGAACTTAGCGAAGAAATTGCAGCTACTAAGGCTGAACTCGTTGAGAAAGTTGATAACTACCTAAATTACGTTGTAGAGAATTGGATGGAAGAAAATAAGTTAGCTATCCAAGGTGGTCTACGAACAGAAATCGCAGAAGGATTTATGAATAGTCTAAAAGGATTATTTGAAGAATCTTATATTGAGGTTCCTGAATCTAAGGTAGATCTAGTAGATGATCTTTCTAGTCAGGTCGATGAGTTAGAAGAGCAACTCAATAAACAAACAGAACAAGCTATTGAGCAATCAGCAGAACTTGAAGAACTCAAGCGATATAATATCGTAAGAGAACATTCAGATGGTTTAGCTGAAACTCAAGTTGAAAAACTCTATAAGCTTGCTGAAGATATAGATTTCATTGATGAAGAAACTTTTTCAGAAAAAGTTAAAACCATTAAGGAATCTTACTTTAAAAAATCAACTCAATCTGTCTCAGAGGAAGATAATCCATCAGAGAGTGAAGCACCTGCATTAGATGCTTCTGATCCAATGGCTAAGTACCTCGAGGCTATTAGAAAAACCGAAAAATAAGGGAGCCTAAAAAATGATGCAAAATACAGTATCATATGATAAGTTGATCGAAAAATGGTCACCAGTTCTTAATGAAGAATCAGCCGGTGCAATTTCCGATCCACATAGAAAGGCAGTTACAGCTGCTATTCTAGAAAACCAAGAGATTGCTCTTAGAGAAGAAGCATCTCAAATGAACTTTATGACAGAAGCGGCACCTGCAAACGCTACTTCTGCTGCAGCGAACTGGAATCCAGTTCTTATCGCACTTGTCAGACGTGCAATGCCAAACCTAATGGCATATGACATCTGTGGTGTACAACCTATGTCAGGACCAACAGGATTGATCTTCGCAATGAAATCAAGACTTGATGGTGGTGATACTTCAAATACTGAAGCACTGTTCAACGAAGCACCAACAGGTCACTCAGGTGATTCAGCTGCTTCTATTACAGGTTCAGGTAATCCTGCACTTAGAACAAACAACGTTTCAGGTTTAGATTCAGGTGATCCAGGTCCAGGAGATCTTAATGCTTCAGGAACAATTGCTGACTCAGTAGCGACAGACCTTGCTTTCTCTGGAATGTCAACAGCCAATGCTGAAGGTTTAGGATCATCAGGTTCAGGACCGAGTTCCACATTCAAAGAAATGGGATTCACAATCGAAAAAGCAACCGTTACTGCAAAGACAAGAGCGCTTAAAGCTGAATACAGTTTAGAACTTGCTCAGGATCTTAAAGCTATTCATGGCCTAGATGCTGAGTCCGAGTTAGCTAATATTCTTTCAACTGAAATCATGGCTGAGATCAACCGTGAAGTTGTCAGAACAATTAACTCACAAGCTAAGCTAGGTGCTTTACAAGCTTCAAACATTTCTGTTAAGGGTATATTCAACCTTAAGACAGATGCAGATGGCAGATGGTCAGCTGAAAAATTCAAAGGTCTAATTCTTCAACTAGACCGTGAAGCTAACACAATCGCTAAAGAAACTCGTAGAGGTAAAGGTAACTTCGTCGTATGTTCTTCAGACGTAGCTTCAGCATTGAATGCTTCAGGTATGATGGACTATGCTCCAAATATGAGTACTAACCTAAATGTTGACGATACAGGCAACACTTTCGCAGGTACTATAAATGGTAGAATGAGAGTCTATATCGATCCATATGCAACAGGCGATTATGCTAACGTTGGATATAAAGGTACAAATCCATACGATGCTGGTTTATTCTATTGCCCATACGTTCCATTAACAATGGTACGTGCAGTAGCAGAGAACACATTCCAGCCAAGAATCGGCTTTAAGACCCGATATGGAATGGTTTCAAACCCATTTGTAGGAGCAACTCCTGCGGACGGTTTAGCAACTGCTAAAACTAACCAGTACTATAGAATTTTCAGAGTAGATAACTTACTCGATAGCTAAAAGTTATCACTACTGAATGCTTAAACTTGGGGGATGGTGTAAAAGCTATCCCCTATTTTTCATATAAATAAGAACATGGCGTCAGTATCCTCATTAGCACAAAATCTAAATTACTTACAACCTACCGGTTATAAAGTCATAATCGATCGTAAGTACTATCCTAATTTAGAATTTTTCTGCCAGACATTTCAGCATCCTGGCATGACGGCGACTGCTGCAGAACTACCGTTTAAGAGAATTGGCAGTGTACCATTCCAGGCGGACAAATTAACATTCGGTGAGTTAATATTAACAATCATTGTTGATGAAGAAGTGAAATCATACACAGAATTATACAATTGGATGGAAGATCTAATTGAGAAAAATAATATACCAAGCTCCGTAAGAACTGCAACAGAGCAATCATCTCTTTCAGATATTACAGTTGGTATATTAAATAGCCATAATAATGTTACTAAGAAATTTAGATATATAGATTGTGTACCGACATTATTAGGTGATTTGAATTTTGAATCTATAGGTGGTGCTGAAAACTTTTTAACATTCCCAGCAAGTTTTAGATTCTCATATTTTGAAATAATTAATTAAGGAATATTATGTTACAATTGAATGATATACTAGAGCAGTGGAAGACTGACTCTTTAATCGAGATGCCCCTCGATGAATCCTCAAGACAAACACCAAAGCTTCACTCCAAATATCTGGAGCTGTTAAGCTTATCAAAATTTCAGCTAAAGAAAGCTGAAATGGAGCAGAAAACTCTACTGAAAGATAAATGGTTGTATTATAACGGAAAGTTGTCTGAGGAAGAAATAAGTGAAAAGGGGTGGAGCCCTGATCCATTCAACGGCCTTAAGATTCTCAAAGGTGAAATGGATTACTATTATGATGCAGATCCAGAAATACAGAAATCAGAAGAAAAAATAGAGTACTATAAGAATACTGTTTCAGTACTAACAGAGATAGTCGACACCATAAAGTGGAGACACCAGACTATAGGTAATATGATAAAGTGGAAAGTTTTTGAGAGCGGTGGATAAACTCTTAGTCACCAAAGAAAATGAAAGCGTGCTGGATATTAAGTGTGATCCTAGTATTGCAGAAGAATTGAAAGACTTCTTTTCGTTTTTCGTACCGGGACATAAATTCATGCCTGCCTTTAGAAGAAGGATATGGGATGGTAAGATAAAACTATTTAATTCGATAACAGGAGAATTGCCAGTTGGACTATATCCTTATTTACGATCTTTTTGTGAGAAGAGAAACTATAGTATGGAGCATGTATCTTCTAGCTATGGCTCTCCGGATGAAGAAAATCCTATAAACCTAAAGCTTCTCATGGAGTTCATAGAGTCTCTAAACCTTCCTCATAAGATTAGAGACTATCAGTTTGATGCTTTCGTTGAAGGTATTAAGAGAATGAGAGCTATACTAGTATCTCCTACAGGGTCCGGTAAATCTCTAATAATATACTGCTTGATGAGATGGTATTTAGATAATTATGATGATAAAGTTTTAATTATAGTTCCTACTACTTCTTTAGTTGAACAGATGAACAGTGATTTTAAAAGTTACGGATATAACGACAGCCATCTAGTTTATTCTGGAAAAGATAAAAATACAGATGAGAGAGTGATGATAAGCACGTGGCAATCTATTCATAGGTTGAATATAGATTGGTTTGATCAGTTTGGTTTAGTTTTTGGAGATGAATGTCATGGATTTAAAGCAAAGTCACTGACTTCAATAATGCATAAGGCTAGACAGGCGAAGTATAGGTTTGGAACAACAGGTACTTTGGACGGAAGTCAAACTCATGAACTAGTTTTACAAGGATTGTTTGGAAAAATATTTAAGGTAACTACTACTCGTAAGCTTCAAGATTCAGATACATTAGCTCAGTTAAATATTTCTATGGTAATGTTAAATCATTCGAATGAGATTAAAAAAGATTTTAGCAAAAAAACTTATCATGAAGAGATAGATTATTTGATAAATAATACTAATAGAAATAGCTTTATAAGTAAGTTAGCTTCTGATCAAAAAGGAAATACCCTAGTATTATTTCAGTTTGTTGAAAAGCATGGTAAGGTACTTTATGATTTGATAAATAACAGGATAGATGAAAAAAGAAAACTTTTTTTCGTATCCGGTGAAGTCGATACTACTGATAGAGAAGCGATAAGAGGTATAGTTGAAAAACAAGATAACGCTATTATTGTTGCCAGTCTCGGTACTTTTTCTACTGGTATTAATATTCGGAACCTGCATAACATTATCTTCGCTAGCCCAAGTAAGTCACAAATCAGAGTCTTACAGAGTATTGGAAGAGGACTAAGAAAAAGCGATAATAACGTTAATACTAAACTTTTTGATATAGCAGATGATATAAGATCTAAAGATAAAACTAACTATTCATATATACATGCTTTAGAGAGAATTAAGATATATAAAAAAGAAAAATTTAATTTTAAAATACACAAGGTAGATTTAACATGACTCTTGAAATAAAACAGTTTAAACTTACAAATGACGAAGAAATAGTATGTCAAGTTGTTGAGTGGCCAACACCTGAAGAACCTTCAATGGTAATACGTCGTCCTATGAAAGTGATAAGCATGGAAAACTATAAAGAAGGCGCTAGGTATTACGCATTCAGGCCATGGCTGATATTTCAAGAACACAAAGATAACATGCAAATCTTAAATAGCATGCATATCGTAGTAGAAGCTAGTCCTTCAGAGTACCTAACTACTCAATACAATAAGTTTCTGGAAGAAATGGATAAGGTTACAGAATCAGATAGAAAGAGTATAACTAGGACGTCTTTAAGCGAACTAGATGAAAAAACGAGACAAAGTGTATTAAAAGAATTACGCAATGAACTAAAAGAAGTTGAAAAGCTAATGGAAAAAGCTAAGACCGAAGAAAACGAGTTAAAAGGTAAGATAATTCATTTTCCGGATAACCCTAAAGGACGCCTACACTAGTAGTATATCCTCCTCCCCACCAGACGATAGTCTTATTGTATCACAGTTTTTTGCTCGTGTAAACAGTTATTTTCAAAAAAAGTGAAAAAAATTTGTTTACATTGCTGCAAAACTATGATAGAATAGAATTAAGGATAAAACTATGCCAAAAAAAAGAAATATACATTACGTTAATAACGCTGACTTTTCTCATGCAGTTGTAGAATACGTTAAAATAGCAGAAAGCGCTAAGAAAAATAAAAAGGAAGTTCCTAAAGTAACTGACTATATTGCTACGTGTTTTCTTAAGATAGCTGAAGGATTATCACATAAGGCTAACTTTATAAGATATACTTATCGAGAAGAAATGGTAATGGATGCAGTGGAAAACTGTCTTAAGGCGATAAGTAACTATAATCTAAAAGCAGCAACCAGAACAGGTAAACCAAATGCTTTCGCATACTTTACTCAGATAACTTGGTTTGCGTTCCTGAGAAGAATAGCAAAAGAGAAAAAACAGCAAGAAATAAAACTAAAATACCTAACTCAATCTGGAATCGAAAATTTTATAAGTGAAAACGAAAACGCAGATGAAGCTTCAACTCAAGTCGCTAATAGCTTCGTGGATTCACTGAGGAACAGAATAGACAAAGTTAAAACCAAAGACGAAAAGGTTAAAACAATAACAAAACAAATTAAGAGAAGAAAGAAAATACAAGTCGATTCTGACTTACAGGAATTTATGCTATGAACGATATGAGAAGTTCATGCCTACCATAGGATTTACTGCTTCCACGTTTGATTTATTACATGCTGGACATGTACAAATGTTAAGAGAAGCTAAACAGCGCTGTGACTATCTAATATGTGCATTACAGACAGATCCTAGTATAGATAGATCAGAGAAAAATAAACCGGTCCAAACAATAGTCGAAAGATATACACAGCTTAAAAGTGTAAGATATGTCGATGAAATAATTCCATACGAAACAGAAAAAGATCTAGAAGATATTCTTCAACTGTATCATATTGACATTAGGATACTAGGTGTAGAATATAAAGATAAAGAATTTACAGGTAGAAGAATCTGCGCATCACGTGGCATTGAATTATATTATAATAAACGTGATCATAGGTTTAGTACCAGTGACTTAAGAAAGAGAGTTAGTAATAAATGAAAATAGCTATCATAACTGATACCCATTGCGGTGTAAGAAATTCTTCTGAGATATTTTTAAATAACGCAGCTGAATTTTACGATACCATATTCTTTCCATACTGCTTAAAGAATAATATAAAACACGTACTACATTTAGGTGACTACTATGATAATAGAAAGATAGTTAACTTTAAAGCACTTAATCATAATAGAAAGCACTTCTTAACACCTCTAAGAGAAAATGGTATGACGATGGACATTATACCGGGAAACCACGATACTTATTTTAAAAACACCAATGATCTTAACGCATTAAAAGAATGCTTAGGCCATTATATGAATGAGATACATATCGTAATGGAACCTAAAGTCATGAAATATGACTCGTTAAGTATGGGTTTAGTTCCATGGATAAACTCTGAAAACTATGATAAGTCTTTTAATTTCATAGAAAATTGTGAAGCTGATTGGTTAGGAGGTCATTTAGAATTAGATGGATTTCCAATTGGAGGTGGAATAGTTCATAAAGGTGGAATTAATCATAAGTTTTTCAAAAGGTTTGAAAAAGTATTAACTGGTCATTTTCATACTACATCTGAAAAAGATAACATACACTACTTAGGTGCTCCTCTAGAATTTTATTGGTCGGATGATCATGATCCAAAATATTTCTATGAGCTTGATACTGAAACTAGAGAAATGAAAAAGATAAGAAATACTTGTACTATTTTTGAAAAAATCCTTTACAATGATGACAAAATGGATTATAATGGTTATAAGGTAGAGTCTTTAAAAAATAAATTTGTAAAGATAATAGTCGTCAATAAAAACGATTCTTTTACTTTTGACAGGTTTGTGGATAGAATACAAAATCAACAGATACACGATTTAAAAATAGCTGAGAACTTCAATGAATTTATTGGAGAAAATGTGGAAGATGAACAGGTTTCTGTAGAAGATACCGCACAGCTCATGGATAGTTATGTTGATGCCGTTTCAACGGACTTGGACAAAGGTATAATAAAAGTGAAAATGAGAGACTTGATGCAGCAAGCTCAAGCTCTGGAGATACAATGATAATATTTGAAAAAATAAGATACAAAAACTTTCTTTCATCCGGAAATCAAATAACTGAAATAATACTCAATAAATCCAAATCAACTCTTATAGTTGGTCAGAATGGTTCGGGTAAATCAACTGCTTTAGATGCTTTATCTTTTGCTTTGTTTGGAAGAGCTCACAGGAATATTACTAAAGATCAACTTATAAATTCTATAAATCAAAAAGAATGCTTAACTGAAGTTTTCTTTAAAATTGGTAAGTCACAGTTTAAGATTATTCGAGGTATAAAGCCAAACTTATTTGAAATATGGAAAGATGGTGTGATGTTAAATCAATCATCTCATGCTAAAGAATATCAAAAAATACTGGAACAAAATATTCTTAAGTTAAATCATAAGTCATTTCATCAGGTAGTAGTCTTAGGATCTTCTTCTTTCATACCTTTTATGCAGTTAAGAGCTCATGCAAGAAGGGCAGTCATAGAAGACCTCCTTGATATTAACGTCTTTTCTAAAATGAATAATATATTGAAAGAAGAAATACATGGGCTTAAGGATAGATTAAAAGAAGTTAATCATAAGATTGATATTAAAGAAAAT